CTGGTGCTTTGGGTGCTAACGATGTTGGTGTTATCCATGAGTTAGTTCAGACTGACGGGACTCTTACAGTTCTGTTTGCTGGCAACAACAAGATATTTAAACTTGGTACTGCTAATGCGGTGACTGAGTTGACCTATGGTGGTGGCGGTACTGCTCCTACTATCACGGCATCTAATTGGCAAACTGCATCCTTAAATGGCATTGCATACTTCTTCCAAACAGGTCACGATCCTCTCATTTATGACCCTGCCATAAGTACAACTACTTATCGCAGAATATCTGAGAAGTCTGGTTATGTGGCTACTGTTCCTCAAGCAAACATTGCCATCTCTGCATTTGGTCGTTTGTGGGTGGCTAATACATCTACAGACAAAGTAACAGTTACCTTCTCTGATCTGATTGCAGGTCATGTATGGGGTGGTGGCACTTCAGGCTCATTAGATGTCTCCCGTGTGTGGCCTAATGGTGCAGATGAGATTATGGGCTTGGCAGCTCACAATGATTTCTTGTTTATCTTTGGTAAACGACAGATTCTTGTCTATTCTGGTGCTTCTACACCCGCATCCTTGGTTTTGAGCGACACAATTGGCTCTATTGGATGTATTGCTAGAGATACGATTCAAAGCGTTGGTTCTGATGTGATTTTCTTGTCAGACTCAGGTGTTCGTTCACTGATGAGGACAATCCAAGAGAAGTCTGCACCCCTAAGAGACTTGTCTAAGAATGTTCGTTTTGACCTAAATTCCTCTTTGGCAAGCGAAACATTGGCTAATTTGAAGTCTGTTTACTCAGAAAAAGAAGCCTTTTATCTGCTTGTTTTACCTGCATCTTTCCAAGTTTACTGCTTCGATACTAAGCAATCTTTGCAAGATGGTGCTTCTAGGGTCACAAAGTGGGACTCTATCGCACCAACATCCTTGCGTTCTTTGCGTAATGGGGACTTGTACATTGGCAAGAATGGGTATATTGGTAAGTATGGAACTTATCTTGATGACACACTAACGTACCGATTTGCGTACTACACAAACAATGCTGACTTAGGAAACCCTAATCAGATTTCCATCCTGAAAAACATTACTGCCATCGTTATTGGTGGGTCTAATCAATTCTTAACTATCAATTGGGGTTTTGATTATTCTGGTGCTTATCGTGCAGAGAATATCTATATTCCTTCACAGACAAGTTATGAATATGGAACTGCTGAATACAACATTGCTGAATACACAAGTGGTGTGCCAATTAAGACGTTAACAGCCAATGCTTCTGGTGCGGGAAAGATTGTCCAAACAGGATATGAGACAACGATAAATGGCACATCGTTTTCTCTACAAAAGATTGAAATTCAAGCCAAAGATGGCAAAATAGGGTAAGAGGTAAACCATGTCAAATTACACCAAAACAACCAACTTTGCATCTAAAGATAATCTATCACCTGGCAATCCTTTAAAGATTGTTAAAGGTACTGAGATTGATACTGAATTTAACAATATTCAGACTGCTGTAGCCACTAAGACAGATAATGCTTCTGCAAACATTACTGGTGGTTCAATTACTGGTATTACCGATTTAGCGGTTGCTGATGGTGGTACTGGTGCTTCTACGGCTACTGCTGCCCTGAATAACCTTCTGCCAAGCCAAACATCTGCTGCAAATAAATACCTTCAAAGCGATGGAACTAATGCTTCTTGGGATGCAGTAAGTCTTTCTACTTCTGACATTACAGGAACTCTAGCGGTAGCCAATGGTGGTACTGGTGTAACTTCTTCTACAGGAACAGGCTCTGTTGTTCTGTCAAACAGTCCTACTTTGGTGACTCCCGCCTTGGGAACTCCTGCTTCTGGTACTTTGACAAACGCCACAGGATTGCCCATCTCTACTGGTGTAAGTGGTTTGGGTACTGGTGTAGCTACATTCTTGGGTACGCCATCATCTGCTAACTTGGCTTCTGCTGTTACAGACGAAACAGGATCAGGTGCTTTGGTGTTTGCCAATAGCCCAACCTTGGTGACTCCTGCCCTTGGAACGCCCTCTAGCGGTACTTTGACCAATGCTACTGGCTTGCCTATCAGCACAGGTGTTTCAGGTCTAGGAACGGGTGTAGCAACCTTTCTAGCGACTCCTAGTTCAGCAAATCTTGCTTCTGCGGTTTCTGATGAGACAGGCACAGGTGCTTTAGTTTTTGCTAACTCTCCTACATTGGTGACACCTGTTTTAGGCACACCTTCTAGCGGCACTCTGACAAACGCTACAGGTCTTCCTTTGTCAACAGGTGTAACAGGAACACTTCCTGTTGCGAATGGTGGAACAGGACAGACAAGTTACACAGATGGTCAATTACTAATTGGTAATTCAACAGGAAATACACTAACCAAAGCTACTTTGACAGCAGGTTCTGGTATTACTGTAACCAATAGCGCAGGTGGTATTACTATTGCATCTACTGGTGGTGGATCAGGAACAGTAACAAGTGCATCTGTTGTATCTGCTAATGGTTTTGCAGGAACAGTAGCTAATGCAACAACAACTCCTGCTATTACTTTATCAACATCTATAACAGGTGTTCTTAAGGGCGATGGAACGGCATTATCTGCCGCTACTGCAGGTACAGACTATGTAGCTCCTGGCGGTGCATTGGGGACTCCATCTTCAGGAACACTAACTAATGCGACAGGTCTTCCAATATCTACTGGTGTATCAGGATTGGGAACTGGTGTTGCAACTGCATTGGCAGTTAATGTTGGCTCATCAGGAGCGCCAGTAGTCAATGGTGGGACTTTAGGTACTCCAACAAGTGGGACTTTGACAAATGCAACTGGTTTGCCAATTTCAACTGGTGTCTCAGGTCTTGGAACGGGTGTAGCCACGTTCTTGGCAACTCCATCAAGTGCCAATTTAGCTTCTGCTGTAACAGATGAAACTGGATCGGGTTCTTTAGTATTTGGTACATCACCAACTCTGACAAACCCAACAGTCACAAACTATGTAGAGACTCCATTCACGGCTAACAGTTCTACTGCCATCACCATTGCTTTGACCAACGGAACAGTCCAAATCATTACCCTGACAGGCAATGCCACTATCACAATGCCAACGGCAACAAGTGGTAAGTCTTTTATCATGTTCTTAAAGCAAGATGCAACAGGCTCACGCACAGTTACATGGTCAACTGTTAAGTGGCCTGGCGGTACAAACCCCACAATCACAGCAACTGCAAGCAGACAAGATATTTATTCTTTCTTTGCTGATGGCACAAACTGGTATGGTGTCAATGTTGGTCAGAACTACACACCATAAGGACTGATAAATGTTTGCAGCATCTAAAACAGATTCAGTCTCTGGGGCAGCACCAGATGGTCAGTTTAACTACGTCACCATGCTATTGCATGGTGATGGGACTAATGGCGCACAGAACAATACATTCTTAGACAGTAGTACAAACAATTTCACTATTACCCGAAACGGCAATACAACCCAAGGTTCTTTCTCGCCTTATGGGTCTAATTGGTCTAATTATTTTGATGGGTCTAGTTACTTATCTATTGCAGATTCTTCATCATTTGCATTAGGAACTAACAATTTCACAATTGAAGGTTGGGTGTTTGGCACAGGTACTACTTCTGGTGCTGAATTTATTATTGGTCAAAATACTGGCACTGCATCAACTTCTTCATTTGATATTAGATTAAGCAATGGTCAAATTCAAGCCAGAGTCTATTATGATGTTTCAACAGTTGCTATTAACAGTTCAAGCAATCTAAGAAATGCTTGGAATCATTTTGCTTTTGTTAGAAATGGCTCTGATTTAATACTATATGTAAACGGAACATCAGTAGGAACAAATACTATTGGCTCAAGTTCTATTACTGATTCATCAGCACTATTGCAAATAGGTTCTGTTTTATCAGGCAGTAATATTTATAGTGGATATATTTCAAATTTAAGAATAGTTAATGGTACTGCGGTTTATACAGGTGCGTTTACCCCAAGCACTACACCATTAACAGCAATAACAAACACATCTTTGTTGACTTGCAAATCAAATCGATTTATCGACAACAGTACAAGTGCATTTGCATTAACTCTGACAGGTACACCAAGCGTACAACGCTTCAACCCATTTGGTACTTCTACCGCCTACTCCACAAGCGTGATTGGTGGGTCAGGGTACTTTGATGGTAGTGGGGACTACCTTGATACACCAACTAGTTCTGCGTTTGCATTTGGTACAGGAGACTTTACATCTGAACTTTGGGTGTACTTGTCTCGTTCTAATGGAACAATCATTTACGAGCCTCGGTCATCTGGTCAAGAAAACAATCCTTCCATTGCTTATGGTGTTGTTACATCAGGTAAGTTTGAAGTAATAACAGGCTCTGTACAAATAACATCGTCTTCATCTTTTGCAATTGCACAATGGCATCATGTGGCAATTGTTCGTAGTGGAACGACTTTGACTCTTTGGGTAAATGGAACAAGCCAAGGCACATCAACCTTATCAACAAATTTGACAAACAACGACAGAATTAGGGTGGGCGACTACTTTACTGCTGGCTCGTATCCTTTCCAAGGCTATGTCAGCAATCTGCGTGTAGTTAAAGGCACTGCGGTTTATACATCTGCGTTTACGCCTCCAACTGCACCATTGACAGCTATAAGTGGCACATCTTTGCTTACCAACTTCACCAATGGCGCAATCTTTGACAACGCCATGATGAACGACTTAGAAACTGTGGGTAACGCACAGATTTCTACAAGTGTTAAGAAGTATGGAACAGGGTCTTTATCGTTTGATGGTACAGGGGATTATTTAAGAGGCGCAAATATTCCAAACCTTGCATTTGGAACGGGCGACTTTACTGTTGAATGTTGGGCATATTGGACTGCCACTGTAGCAGATGGTGGTTTTCTTGGTAGCGTAGGCACTGCTGGTTTTGACTTTTCCTATTTAGAAGGAACATTAAGAATTGGTCGAGTAGACACAGCATGGGATAGCACATTCTCATCATTTACACCAACTGCGGGTGTTTGGTATCACATTGCATATACTCGCAGTAGTGGTACAGCAAGAGCATTTGTAAACGGCACTCAAGTAGGGTCAAACTCTACTAATAACAATTCATATTCCCCGATAGGCGGTGTAATTATTGGCTCAGGAAATGTTGGCGATAGAAATTTTAAGGGCTACATAGATGACCTCCGCATCACCAAAGGCTATGCCCGATACACAGCAAACTTCACAGCACCAACTGCTGCTTTCTCAGATACAGGCCCATATTAAGGAACATCATGCAAATTGCAATCTTAACTAGCCCCATTACAGTAGGCGATTATCGTGAACTGTTTAGCAATACATCATTTTCCTCTAGTGGCCCAAGTGATGAATTCTTAACTGCCAACAATGCCAAGAAGGTCAATGCCTTTAAAGCCCATGACAGTCTGACTCAGAAGTTGGTTTCATGCTCTGCCTATGACGATGGTGAGTTTGTTTCTGTTGTCCAAGTGGAAAGCCTAAGTGCTGAAGAAATCCAAGCAGCCAAGGATTCTGCAATGGCACAACTGAGAGCCACACGCAATGCTTTATTGCTTGCTTGTGATTGGACTCAGATTGCTGATTGCACCATTCCTAAGAAGGCTGAGTGGGCAACATATCGTCAGACATTGCGTGATCTTCCAAGCACAGTCACAGGCGACTCAAGAACATTTACTGATTGGCCTCATAACCCTGATTGGGTTGAGCCTTTTGGTACAACACAATAAGGAGCAATCATGGCTGTAACTAGCGCACAAATTGTAGATTTTCTGCTTGCTAATCCAGGCATGACTGATGCCCAGATCGTTGCGGCTATGGAGCAATACGGGGTTTCTCCTGCTCAAATGGCTCAAGCTGTTGGCTTGGATGTTGGAGAGGTTGTTTCCCGAGTGGCAGTTACTGTTCCTGAAGGTCAAACAATAACCCTTGGAGATACTCGCATTGCGCCTCAATATGAGGTTCGTGGTTCTGGAGAAGATCGGCAAGTTGTTGGGATTGAGAATATCACTGTAGAAAAGACTACGGGCGATATTAACTACAAATCCCCTGTAGGCTCCGAGTTTCAAAATTATTCTCCTACTGGTG